TTTGAAAAGTCAGGTTGGGTTGGACAAACAGAATTCAAATGGGGACGTGCATGATCATTAGAGAAATGCTGCCTAGAGAACTAGATGTGGTGTTGAACCTATTCAACTACTACTGTGAAGCCGCTGACATCACTGAAGAAAGATATGATCAAGATCGTGCCAGAGAAACTGTGCGTGAATACTGCATCAGACCAAACTTGTTTTTTAGAATAGCAGTCAATGGACAACGACCTGTGGGCTTGATTGGTGGTTTCCTTTCACAAGATCCAGTTGAGAGTGAAGTCACTGCTACCATACAGTTTTTATATTTGATTCCAGAATTTGCTGAGATCAACAACTACCAAAACCTAGTCAATGAATTCACAGACTGGAGCAGCCAATTCAAAGTCACACAGATCAGAGCCATTGACATTGGACATCGTATGGATAGACTCAATGATGTCTATGATGAACTAGGATTCACGCCTATTAGAATCAGTATAATGAACAAGGAAATTGCATAATGGGATTTTTTAGCAGTCTAGTTGGTGCAGCCGTTGGCTTCTTGGTAGGTGGTCCAGTTGGTGCCATTATTGGTGCTGGCCTAGGTGCCACCAAGGTTGGTGAAAAGGTTGTCAACACAGTCATGGACTTTGTGCTACAACCGTTCATGCCCAGCATACCAGATATGGGCAACAGTGATGCCGCTTCACAGCGTGAACAAGGTGTTCTAATCCAAAGACAAGGAAGCACAAGTCAAATTCCAGTGGTGTATGGTTATCGTAAAGTAGGCACAGCGGTGTCATTTGCAGAAACAGGATCTACTTCTAACAAATATCTTTATGTGGCCTATGTGCTCAGTGAAGGAGTCATAGAAGGTCTGCGTGAAGTCTACATCGATGATTGGCAATTGCCAGTGGATCAAGTAGGTGCCTTGAATGGCGGTTCATTGGTGACTGTGAATGCTGATCGCTACAAGGATCGTGTGCAACTGCGTTTCTTCCCAGGTGTAAACTTTGCCAATCCCAGATCCAGCACTGTGGGCACAATAGTCAAAGGCGACATCTTTGCAGAAGCACCAAGTTTCACCTCAGACATGGTCTACAATGGACTGGCAGTGATATTTGCCAGATATGAATGGCGTGAAATCAAAACACAGGCAGATTCAGATGCCAATCCTTTCAGTGGTAATATCCCAGAACTCAGTGCAGGCATCTTAGGCAAGCGTGTGGCCAGCCTATTGGTAGACACCACAGAAACACAGGAATATGATGTGAATTCTGTGCGTTATTCCACAAACCCAGCAGAATGTCTGCTAGACTATCTACGCAATCCACGCTATGGCAAAGGCCTAGTCAATGCAGACATAGACTACACCACATTCAAAGCAGCCGCAAGAAAATGCAATCAAACAGTGACCTATTTGGCCAGTCAAAGTATCCAAGGTCCTATATTAACACTGAACATGGTAGTGAACACAGACACCTCGTTGATGAGCAATGTCAAGGTCATGTTGCAGAACTTTCGTGCATACATGCCATATGTGCAGGGCAAATACAAACTACGCATTGAAGATGCTGGCAATGAAACAGACATCTTGTCAGGTGTTGCCACTATTGTGCAGACCTTGACCAAAGACGACATTGTCAGCGATGTCACATTCACAGGCATTGACCGTTCATCAAAATACAATGTGGTGGCAGTGACCTATGTGGATCCAGATCAAAAGTTCTCAAATCAAACTGTGATCTATCCAGAGACTGAAGCAGAACGTCAGGTCTATATTTCCAGAGATGGTAACAGAGAAAACAAATATGAAACCACACTGGGTGGTATCACCAACTATGCCATTGCCAAAGACTTTGCACGTCTAATATTCAACAAACAACGACGTCAAGAATCCTGTGTGTTTACTGCCACTTCTAAAGCACTGGAACTAGAGCCAGGTGACTGCATACGCATCAATTCAAATATTCTAAACTTTGGCACAGATCCTTGGCGTGTGGTTTCAGTTAAGATCAACAATGATATGACTGTGGATCTTGGCTGTGTGCGTAATCCAGATGACATCTATCCCTATACCAGAGTTGGTGAAGAGGACATAGTCATACCAACCTATGTGCCCAAGGGATCGATAATTTATTTTCCTAGTTCATTCAATCCTAATCCCCTAGGCTTGGTGCCGCCAACCAATGCTGTATTTCCAGTTACTATAACACCTGTGATCACAAACCCACCTGCCACAAACCCAAATGCTCCTGGTGGTGGTGGCCCTGGTGGTGGCCCTGACAGTGGTCCTCCTACTGCACCGCCTGTGGTTGTAGTGCCGCCTATCAATGTTCCACCTGTGGCACCTCCTCCACCTCCACCATTTCAGGCTGCACTGTCAGTGAAAAGATCACAGGCAGTTCGCATCAGCACAGGCAACTACAATATCAGCACGGTGTTTGCACAGCCTCAGGATGGCCTATACAGTTACAGCATATTATGGTGGAGATACAGTAGACAATCACCTTGGACTGAAGTTAGATTAGACACCCTACCAGGAGCAGGTGGTGATATACCTTGGAACCTCAACAATATTGGATTTGGTTACTATGAATTTTATGCAAGATCATTTGCCACTGATGGCAGACCCAGCACATTTGTGTTTACAGGACAGGTTGAGTTTCCACCAAATGAGGCTGAACTAAATCCCAATCTCACAGGATTAACTGAAGGTGGAGCAAGACAGGTTGTTGACGGTTGGCAATTACCTCAATCAGAACTGCCACCTGCAGCCAGATACAATGATGTCATAGACTTTCTTGAGTTGAGACCAAAACTCACTTCTGGAGCCCCCCAGAATCCCCGAAGGATCACAGCCATAGTCAATCAAAATACCTTTACTGCTACCAATACTCCAAACTTTGGGATCCGAGGCGTCATCGTCTACTACAAGTTCTCTACAGATCAATATTATGAAAGCCAAGAGTTTGTGTTTAACACAGTTACCAATTACACCTTTGGCACACAGGTCTCTTTTGATCTCACAGGAGATTTTGGTGCTCCTGGCACAGGCAACGCTTTGGCTCTGTATGATTTTGTGATCAGACTCACCTACACAGATGGCACAGCCGCAACCAAGCAGATTGGTCCTGTGCAAGTGAATGTTGAAGAATTTATTGGTTTGAAAAACTTTGTGATAGTAGGCACTGGTGGTGGTGGCAATCTTCAGACAGATACAATATCAGCAAGAGTAAAAAGTCTAGACATACCTACCGGCTTTAGTCTTCAAACAACTCCACCTGGTTTTGTAAGTGATGCGGCTGGTGTAATACCATACATTAGAAACATTGTAAGTGGCAGAACACAACCAACCTTGAGATTTGAATTTGAACGTCCGGTAAACAGCAGATGGCGTGGATACAAGATACGATATCGTGCTGTGGTTGCAGGAACTAATCAACCATTCAATACACATGAAACTGGATTTGCTGTCAATGAATTCAGCAGAGTGGTTTCTACTATCACTGGTGGTGCATTTAGTTTTAACAGAACCTATGATTGGGTCATCACAGCTCAGTATGCTGGTGCTGGTGGTGCTATTCTAGATGCCACAACAAGTCTTGTATGTAGAGCCAGCATTCTGGATTTTCATTCTGCATACTACAACAGTGAGCCTGGCCTGTTGAACAATGTGATGGTATTGGTTCAGCAATTGACCAGCACAGCCTTGGCCAGTCTTAGAGCAACTTTTCCTGCAACTCCTACACCTGATCCTAAAAATTGGATCAAGAACAGTGGAACTAGAAGAGATGTTTATGATTCTACCCAGTTGACAGTTCAGCGTGTAGGACAAGGCGGCGGTATTGGAGCACCAGATGCAGTAAGAACACTGCCTTTGGTAGCAGGTGGCACATATACTCTCAACGTCTACTACACATTCAAATTCCAAATGCCCAATGACACATTTGAGCAATTGGTTATACATCGTAGGCTCTATGACAGTGTAGGTGCCAGCAAGACCTCAGTGACCAGCACAGCCAAATATTATGGCCTTGGTAGATGGGAAAAAATAAACATCAACAGGGCTCTTTTGGAGAAAGGCTCAGATGGATTCTATACTGTGAATGTAAGAGGACCATTAGACTATTTCTTATTCAACGCTTACTACGAAGCAAGAGCAGGTCAGACTTTGATCCAGCCACATTATGACACAGGATCTTATCCCAATAGCAGTGAAGCAAACAAAATTACAGGTATATTCCCATATGCAGGTGCTGGTAA